AATCCATTTGACCTCGCCTTTTAAACTAAAACTGTCTTTTAACATAATTGAAGTATATCATTTTTAAGTGGTGAAACTTTCTGTAGTGTCGCTGTATTTAGTACCCGCAGCATTTTCTACAAACGCCTGGACGTAGTAAGTTGTTCCGGCAGTTAAGCCAGTGACTCCTAGTGAGTAAGTTTCGTCGGGGTAGTTCGGCATGGTGTAGGCGTTGATGTCGCCGCTATTTCCTATTAAATAAAGAACCGTGCCTGTGTCGTTGAATAGCAATTCTCGTGGTTCACTTTCTTGTCCAGACACATCCAAAGCAATCTGATTGAAGCTAGCCGTGCTGATGTCGTAAGCGGTAGAAAGGTCGTAGGCGTTGACGTCAGTGCCTTCAGTTCCCACAACATATAGGATGCTGCCTGTGTTATTAAAGAGCATAACTCGTGTTTCATCCTCCTGTCCAGATACATCCAACACAACATCATCGAAGCTGGCGGTGCTGATGTCGTAAGGCGTACTTAGGTCGTAGGCGTAAATATTGCCATTGTCTCCCAATAAATACAAGGTGTTTCCATTTTGATTAAATAAAAGGCTCCAGGGTTGAGACTCTTCATCGCTAACATCCAACACAACCTCATCGAAGCTGGCGGTGCTGATGTCGTAAGGCGTACTTAGGTCGTAGGCGTTGACGTCGTCTCCGCTCCATCCTAAAACATAAAGCACAGTACCATCGTCGTTAAACATTATTTTTGTTGGGATACTTTCTTGTCCAGATACATCCAACACAACCTCATCGAAGCTGGCGGTGCTGATGTCGTAAGCGGTAGAAAGGTCGTAGGCATAAATATTTTCGGCTCCGATAAATCCAATAACATAAAGTACAGTACCAGTTTCATTAAAGAGAATCGAAGTTGGAATATTCTGTTGTCCTGAAACATCCAAAGCAACTTCATCAAAGCTAGCAGCACTTATATCATAAGCATTACTCTCAGACTTGGTAAACACTCCTGAGGCAAAAGTGCTATCGGTGCTGTACCTAAAGCCGCGAGTGATAAAGGTATCAGCTCCAAGCTCAGTAATTTCTCCGTTCAAAGTGGCGGTAGTGGTTGTAATAGAGGTAGGACTTGCCACTGTAACTACTGGCGGTGGTCCTGAGTAAGTTGCAAAGTTATAACGAGCCTCAGTAAGAGTGGTTACCGGACCATACCCATAAGGACCCTCAGTAGTAGTTACACTAACAATCTCATCGCTCATACTAAAAGCGTCATCGACCTTACGGAAACGCTGGATGACCTCATTAGGACTGATCTCGATCTCCTCTCTGGACTTACCGATGAGACCGATAACGATATCAGTAAAGGTCGTCTGACCAGACTTAAGAAAATCGACCTTATAAATAAACTCGTCCGATCCGTTCATACTCCCGGAGATCTTATTTATTTTATAATCCTCTGAGACTCCAAACTTATCAGAGTCTATAGTAAGAGTCTGACCGACGATCAGACCTTTTTCTCTTGTCTGAAAGCTCCCATCTTTAGATCCGTTTTTCCACTGATCCAGTCGAGCGAAAGCAAGGATCTCAGCCTCCTCGATAGAGTTGATAGTCTTATCAATTTCGATACCCTCTCTCTCACCATAAGCAAGGACCGACGTCGGATCCTCAGCCTGGACGATGAGAGGGATCTGAGCATTACCAAACACTCGGACGACATCGTCAGCGAGGAGAGTACCCTCCGGAAATCGTACGAGCTTTTCCTGGAAATTGTAAAGACAGTCGAGGAGCCTCTCTCGGATAGTATATGTCTCAGTCCCTAGTAAAAAGATATCTCGATTTAAAGTAAGCTCAGTCTCGGAGTCGACTGATACGATGATCGCAAAAGTTGCGTCAGTGGTATTACTGACTTGATCTCCGACTGATACTCCGTCAGTAACAAACGTCGCACCGGTATCGATCAGCTGATTAGTGTTAGCACTCGTCGCCGCACCTGTAGCGAGAGACGCCTCAGTATCGATCATCTGATTTATAAAGTCGACTCCGACAGACTGGTCGATTTCATTAACTGTAATCTGGACGTTACTGTATCGATACACTAAAGGAAACGTCTGATCGATCCCGTTAGCCTCGTACAAGTCGACAGCGTCAGCACTTGAGATCGCGTCACTGTATCGACCGCCTCGGACATAAATACGATTACGGAGCTCCGTTACGTTTGACTCAAAAGTCAGAGAGTTAAACTCAAGAGACCCTCCGTCATCATTTATGATAATCGGAGCGACAAGCTCTGACACTGGAAAAAACCGGATCACATTACCAGCGTCGACGTACCAGTCCCATCCCACACCGTTAGCGATTTTAGTAATACATCTGGACGGTTGCTCGTAATTAAAGCGAGCGGTATTAACTGTGGGAGATGTAGCTGGAGCGTCTAAAGTAAACCCGACCATAAAGTTATCGACTAAGTCCTGGACGATAGAGACGGCGTCAGTATCATTATAAGCCTTGACGACCAGCCTCCGATCCATCTCATAAAAACCATCGAGACAGACGTATGAGTAAGACTGTAACATTTGACCGCCGACCACTGAGTCAGATCTCTCGATGATAGTCCCTTTAAAAATATCAGTCCCATCCTCACTTAGTACAACACTTTGACCAGTGACCGGGAGAGGATCTTTAATACCCTCCATATCAAAAGACAGCGAGGATGGTGACTTGCTTAATTGCATCTCTAAAGAGAGCGACTCTTGAGCGACATCATTAGTCCGATCGACTGAGTTGATTGTAATTACTAAAGACATAATTTAATTAAGTGGTCCGGATCCGACGCTGGATACTTTTTGCAATAGCTTGCTCGACTCGAGCGACGAGCTCTTTACCAGAGACGTCACCGTATACGTTAACAGTAACTCCAGTACCAGACCCAGCTCCTCCTCCGAGTTTATTATTAGCGACGATAGATCCAGACTGACTCGGTACAAACATCTCTGGACCACGCTCTCCGACAATGTAAGGAGATCGACTTTTTACCGGTCCTCCGATTGCTCGACCGGGGATGACATCTTTAACAAAGTCGATAGCACCACCTCCGATCTCTTTAGCTAGATCGATCGCTCGCTTAAACATATCGATCAGATCTCCCACCCAGTCGATGAGATCAGCGATCTGATTTTTAACACCATCGATCGCACCACCCCAGTCTCCAGTAAATACCGCCGCAAGGATCTCGACAGCGTTCTGGAGTGTCCGGAAAGCATACGTCGCCGTATCGACAATAAACGTAATCAAGTTAGTGATCGCCTGGAGAGCGATAGCAAGTACAGTCGCAATAATTCTAAAGGCGGCGATCAGAGCGTGTAAAGCAATAATCAGCATACCTCCCATTACGATACCGAGATTTTTTAAGTAAGGGAGTAACGGTTGTAAAGCAATCCAGAGATCACTTAAAGCCGGACCGAGGAGATCTTTAAAAGTCTCAGCGACAGACTGAAACGCTCCTTTTAAGTGAGTAATGAGGAGAGTTTTTTCGTCGATTATATTAAAGATATTAGTCATCCCCTCTTTTACTCGACCGATTGTAGCCTCCCAGTCTCCCATCACATTTGACGCTCCGATCATCGAGTCAGTAAGGAAACCAAAGAGACCAGACTTGACGGCGATATCAGACATAAGAATACCAAAAGCGTCTTTCATGTTAGACGACGCCTGGTTAAACGTCCCGGACTGGTTGACAAAAGCGTTAAAAAACTTACCGCCCTCATCATTAGCCTCGTCAAACATTTTAGTCAAAAGATCAAACGTGACACCACCGTCCTCGATCAGCTCTCCGAGAGCCTCTCCAGATTTACCAGTCGTCTCAGCGAGCATCTCGTAAATCGGGATACCAGCGAAAGCGAATTGCTTAATGTCGATCGTCGCCGCTTTACCGACGGCGGCAATTTGCTGGAGGTTAACGATAATACGATCGAGCTCCGGTTGACCTTTACCCATAGCGGCGAGACCCTCACCAACATCGAGGAGGATATCGATAGACTTGTCTCCATCCTTAGTAACAGACGTAAGGAGCTGAGTCGCTTGCGTTAGTCCAGGGAGCTCAAAAGGAGTACGAGCCGCCTCGACTTTCAAACGATCGATCGTACGCTGAGCGGCGTCAGCATCTCCGAGCAAGGTTGTCAGACCGACTTGAGCGGTCTCCATATCAGCCGCAATCCTCACGCCTAAAGACGCCGCATCGTACGCCTTACGTACAGATATATAAGCGGCGGCTACAGCGGCGACTCCTTTCGCCATCGACATGAAACTCCCGGACGCTCGACCAGCTGACTTACCAGTTTTATCAAGCTCTCCCGTCATTTTACGGAGCTCTTTAGAGGCGTTATCTTGGAGCTGGAGTACTAGTTTTAATTGACGACTATCCATATAAATAAATTATACACTATCGACCAGCTTTCTTACTCTGAGCTTTTTCCAGATCCCTCCTTTTTATGACTATTCTCCAGAGAGCCATCACGTCTATCGTCGATAATGATCGGATCTCAGTCAGAGTCCAGCCGTACTCTTGAGCGAGTATCTCCATTATCAGAAAGGTACTCGCCGGACGCTTACCCTCAAGCTCAAAGCGTAACTCGTGATCCGTTCCTATTTTCCCTCGATCTCAGACTCGTCTCCAGACTTAGCTCGTACATCGTCGATCGCTTTCATTAGCTTAGCTCCGTCAGATCGAGTCAGTGAAAATAACCACTCTCGAGTAAACTTGACCGGAGCTCCCTCGACATCTCCTCCGTCAGTCTTAGTGGTCGATACGATTTTAGTGATCAGACACTCAGCTGATTTGACCTTAGAATTAAGGACCGCCGCTCCGTCGAGTTGCATATCTTTAATATCCATAGAGTCGCCTCCTTTCTCGATTTCTTTACGAGCGTTAGCGTCGATCTTTAGCGAGCTCATAATCACAGCCTGGATCTGCTCTGAGTCTCCCCAGCTCATCTCCTCTTTAATTGTTACCTTGTACTCCGATAATTGCATTTCCATAGTTGTAATTTATTGCTTAATATGTTTATATGATAACATATGAAAAATAAAGGGATAGCGATACTGTTAGCAATTTTTACCGGAGGGATCGGAGGACACCGATTTTATCTCGGAGAGAGTAAGAGAGGACTTTTAATGTTACTCTTTTTCTGGACATTTATACCAGTGATCATCGCCATCATCGATATATTTAGATTGTCATTTATGAGCGAGTCAAAGTTTCAAAGACGATACTCATAACAAAAAACCTCCCGATCTGGGAGGCTTTTTTATTGTGTCGATTATGACGTCGGTACGTTTGGATAACTCGCTGTCTTATTGACGAGCGTGACCTGGGAGGCTTTCTGATCTCCAGCGTTATAAAACGCTCGAAACGTAATCTCTTGAGTCACTAGATCAGCGGCGTCTCCGGATCGATTCCAGTCAGTGATCTGTACTTTATTGAGTAACAGCTCAAGCTCTGGATTAGATCCTCCAGTAATGTCAGCCTCTCCAGTAATTGTGATACTGAGGTACAGCTCATCGTTACCGAGGTAGTAATCTTTATACGTCTCGTCTGTAAAGTTTAGAGTCATCGTACCCTCGATCATCATTTTCGCATTGTACACATCATCCGGAGTATATGAGCCGATAACGTGATCCCGGATAAGTCCTTGATCAAACGATACCGTCAGTCCTTTAGCTGGTACAGCACTCGCTCCAGATAGACCAGCCTCAGTCCCGGCGATCTTTACAGTAATGTCTCGAGCGATCCAGTCATACTCAGTGTCGTAACTCGGAGTATCAGAATTACTAGCGGCGAGAGAGGCGATAAAGCCGGCGGTAAATCTTACATAATCATCGATCGTCGCTGAGATTTCCATTGTCGAGATCATCGCATTAGCGAAAGTAGATTGCTGGACAGATCCGTCCTTAGCGAAAAGAGTGAGAGAGGCGTGCTGGATATTCTGACGGAGATTAAAGACGTGAGAGTAAACCTCTCCAGTCTCGACCTCAGTCGATACCGCTAGTCCATAGAGATTAGCAAAAAGATATCCGATCATATCAGCATGAGCGATACCCTCCATATCTCCCTCAATAAAAGTCTGTACGACTCGTCGTCCCATACCCTCCTCGAGCACTCCTCGAGTCGTCTCGTCGACAGTGTGAGTCGCTCGCTCGACAATGTTAGCTGTCATTTTACGACCCCACTTGTCAGCGGTACTCTCAGCCGTCCCTCTTGTCGCCTCGACAGCGACTCCGATCTCTATATTTCGTCCGATAATTTCACTCATAAATAAATAATTACACTCTTTTAAAGTATCTTAATAATAGCACATTAGATATTAAGTATAGTCTTAATCTGTAATGAGAGGGGAGCATAAGCGACCAGACCCTTATCCTCCTCCGACAGCTCCCAGGATGACGCTGAGTCGACGAGAGCTCGTACTCGATGACCACCGATCGTCCCTTGATCCCAGTCAGCGTTAAACTGAGCGACGATACTATCGACGACAGAGGGGAGCACCTCAGCAAAAGCCTTTCCAGCTGATCCTCCAGTACCCTCAGCCGTGACCATTACGATCATTAGAAAATTATAGATTACCTCATTATCTTGCCCAGTTAAAAACTCATTACTAAAAGAGTCCGGCTTAAAAAATACGTGAGGGTACGAGGTAATCTCCTCTCCCGGGACGATGCTATAAGAGGCGACCCCGTTTGTAGCGGCGAGAGTATCTTTAATCTTTTGTATGAGTTGTACGTACATAGTTATTATTTTGCGAGATCTCTGACAATTTCTTTAAGCATACCACGATAGAGCTTAGCGATCTCTCCAGACTTAGACTTTTTAGTATAGTCCAACCACGGTCGAGCTTTCATACGACGAGTACCACCGTGTACCATTGCCGCATACGGAGCGGCTTGCGTACTTGGACCGATCATACCGACTAGACCATTTATCTCAGTTTTATGAGTATCCCGGAGATTACCAGATCGAGCTTTTTGATAGCCTCGATTACTACTCGTACGATACCGAGGATCATTACTTACCGGAGCACCACCGCCACGACCACCAACTCTCCAGGGATCGTTTATAATCCCTCGACGATAAACGGCGAGACCACGTTGCAAAAAAGTCCGAGCTCGTCTTTTTACTCGAGCTGGATTACGTTTGATCGCCGCCTTTAAAGACTTGATCCCGATTAGTGTGATCTCAGTTTTTCCCATATATAAAAGTATACCACTCCTCTCTCCCCCGTCGACGTGTGTCTCGAATCACCTCCCTCGAGCCCTCTTACCGGACAGCGAGGAGGGTAGGGAAGACCCCCTTATCTCCCGAGATAGTGTTGTTTAGAGCCATATTTGCACTCCCCCAGCAATGACGAGAAGCCTCCCAGGGAGTAACGCCCTCAGTATCATAAAGGTACTCAGCATAGGCGAGATTACCCTCGAGCGTATCGATATCCCATCCGAGATTACTCGCCGGCTCTCGATGATATGACGCCATAAGTTGCATCGCTCCCGTTGCTGAGCTGTTTGGATTGCTTAGCGGCTCCCCCGTCTCTGGATCCCAGTGTCGAAACGTCGACTCACACTCAGCGATCTCGATCAGCACCGGCTTATCCTCGTACGTCAGCCGTACAAAGTCCTCGACTATATTATTAAGAGCCTCGATGAGCGGACAGTCAGCAAGGCATGTGACTCCAGGCGGTAATGGCTCCGGCTCAGTGACACTCGTCGAGGTTGCGAGGATCAAAGGCTCCGGAGCCGGGAGTAAAGCCGGCTCGTCATCCACTGGAGGAGTCACCGGTTGAGTAACCGTCGTCGACGGCATAAATAAAATGATTGAAAGTATAAAGAGTCCGACCGCTATAGCGACAGCTCGTTTTATATTGAGGATCATTGTGTGAGTGTTACGACGAGCTCGAGATGAGTATTTTCTCCGACAGCGTTTTTCTGTATCTGTTGTACGTTGTACGTCCCGGCATAATTAC